TATTGGGATCATCATAGAATTTTACTCCTTCAACTTCACCCATAAGACCTCTTTCCATTTTCTCTGGTCGAGTATATTGATTCCATGTTATCCAGTCCGTATGCCCTCTAAGTGCATCGATAGCTGTAGGGTGAATCATCGAATGATAGAAACCATCATCAAGGGGGGAAACATTTAATTCCCTTAAATGAGTAACAGTTTTCCTGATAGCAGATACCGAAATCGGTAAACTGACCATATCCGACGCATTAATAAATGTTGTTGGGTCACCCCAAAATTCACCATCCAAACTACCCGATGTTTTACTATAGAGAGTTCCAAACTGGTAACTTGTAAATGTCGCAGAACAAGCTGATAAAGCTCCTATAGCAGAACCATACCAACCAATTTGGTTGAGAATGTATTTATCGATGGTCTTTGCAGCATTATCACCTAAGACATCAACTGCGTCTTTGACCACGTTAGAAATAGCAGCCTCTTCCACCAAATCGGTTATCTTAACTAGGTTGCCATATTGGACTAGAGTTGCAGATACGGTGACGGTTGACAAAGCTGAAGGTCCAGGAACTGTTCCCTCAGTCAATGACATACCCTCATCCAACTGCACATATCTATTCCAAAGTATAGTTTTACCTGAATTAGCAGGAATGGTTCGTTTTTCCGCTAATTGATAAGCCCTACAATTCGGTTCTAATCTTTCCAGCAATCTCTTGCTATACAGAGTAGGAACTAAATTACTAAGGTTGGTAGTGTTACTAAGAATATCAGCCATTTATATTACTACACCTCACTTTTTCCCATAATTTGGGTGTTTTTTGATATACTCCTCTAATTCAGCAGATGACATTTTCCCAATATCTGGTGGGGGTGTCGGAACAGAAGATTTACCCGTGCCCTCAACAAAGGTATCTCCCTTTTTTGCTTCTATATTTTTCACTTCTGTCTGAGCATTTTTTGTAGCCTGCTGGAGTAACTCAGGCGTATGTTCACCTCTAATAGTAAGAAGTATGGTTTCTACGCTGCCTTCCTTTGCCCTCAGTTGAGGAGGAAGCTTTGAAAGTTTATCATTAATTTCACCTTCAAATGTCTTGTAATCATCTTCATATTTGTCTCTTACTAATTTCTTTTGTTTTTCGACTTCTCTCTCAAATTTTATCTCATGCAAGGGTTCGAGTTTCTTTTCCAAACCTGAATCGTAATTCTTTAATGCAGAATTAACCATCAGACCGATTAAACCGATATTCGCCATAATTTGCTCGTCAGTCCAATCTGGAAAATAAGGTCTTATCCCTGCAAGTTGGTCTTGCTGATCAGGGGTTTGTTGGGGTTGTTGCACAGACTGTTTAATCCCTACAATATTACCTGCTTCATCAAGATCATAAATTTGGGAAAGAGTTTGTTTATAGGCTTCTACCTGTTTTTTAGACTTGGAAGATTCCTCACCTTGTAAAGAAATCTTCTTTTCGGCTTCTTGGTAGGATTTTATGGAATCCTCCATAGATTTCCAACCCTTTTTCTTCGCTAATTCTTGGAATTCGGGAGAAAAATCTTTATACCAAACTTCCTCTTCAACAGGAGAAATTACCTCTTGTTTTTCTTTTGATGCTTCTTCTTTTTTTTCTGGCTCTTTAGGTTCTTTTTCTACCCTTGTGCCATCTGGGTTTAATTCCACGACCTTGGATTGAGTAGAAATATAATCTTCCAATTCGGATGCGTTCATATTTTCTGGTTTCTTCTCCTCTTTCTTCGGGTTATCGCTTTTCTTTTTACCCACTTTTTCCTCCTTTTTTGTGGACTATCTTATAGTTCCCCACGGGATTTCAAAATATCTGGAATTTTCAAGGCATATTCCAGTCCATCCAAAAAACCTTGCGTTTTATAGAAAGCAGAATCTCTTGGACATTTCCTTAATTTTTCATATTCCTTATCAAATGCGTCCTGCAATTCTTTTTCGTATATTCTCCAACCTTCGTATGATACTAAAAGACCTATTTCGTTAGCATCTGATTTCAAGCTCATTGTGTCTGTCCTCGCAGTCCTTCCATTACTCCTTCTATATTTTCTAACGGTAATCCTTGATTCACCATATTCTGCAAAGCATCATTTCCTTCAGGCGTATAACCCACATTAGCAGGTTGACCACCTAATCCCTGATTGTTTAATTGTGGATTTAATCCTGCCTGTTGCAATAATGGATTAATCTGTTTTAGCATTAATTCATTCTCATCAAAACCTAGGGTATTAGCCACCATCTTAACCAATTTATCGGGGTCTAGTCTTTGAGCTAGCCCAGGCATCTTAGAAAACACATCCATCAATTTTGCTAATTGTGCTAAACGGATTTCTCTATTTACATACGCAGATGCACCCTTGAATATAAAATCACAATTATAATATCTGACATCTTCAGGAGAAATCATCGGATATTCATATCCTTGCTTTCCGAGTATTCTCACGGTTAAGGGTCTGGTCATAAAACTATCATTTAATATGTCATATTTCTTGGCTATTTCTGCCAAACCTGTGGTTTCCATTAATTGAACAATAAGCTTTATCGAGGTCTCTGCCTCTCCCTTTAACATAAATAATCCAGATGCAGTTCTGTGTATATCGGAGGATTTGGCACTCGGCATCAACACATTAACAGCTCCAGATGTTTCTTGTATATCGCCTGCTAAAATTTGTTCTTCGTTGTAGCTCGATGCGGTTACATCATCGGGGGATTCCCATTTAAGAGCATTAATATCTTTAACTGGTAATCTCGCACCAGGAGCAAATACGAAGTTCTTTAAAATTCTAGTATCAACCGCCCCCTCTACATAGGTCAATATTTTTTGTAATACCAAATTAACATTATCAAGACGTTGATTTCTTTTATCATTTAATTCTTCCTGTAATGGCTCTACCAACTCACAAACACCTTGCCAGAAAAATTCATTTAATATGGGCATAAAACCAATCTTCACAAAACAACCCTCTGGATAAGGATTGAGAGCTTTTTTAATTACAACTGTTCTATTGCAAACTGTGATAATACTATCTTCCAAAAATCCATCATTGTTTATGTCATATTTACAATGGCACTCTAATAATTCATATTTGTTTAATCCTTTTTGTTCTACTGCCTGATTATCTGCTGTCTTTATAGTATATTGGGGTTCTGATAATCCAATATTCTCTAACCTTGAGTGTTGCCAATGTTCCTCTCCTGGGTATTCCGTATTGAGTGCAAGAGAGATATTCTCATATTTATTAGCATTTTTTCTAAGATAATCTTCTGTTCTTACCAAACGATGAATTAAATATCCATCATTTAGTTTGGTAACATAAGGATCAGGAAATACCCCACCATAAATATCTAAAACATCAAACTCTGGTCCTTCGTAAAGTATCTTTTCGTCATATACTTTTTTTTGCTTCTTCTCAATAATCTTGCGTTTCTTTTTACCCTTTAAAGGCTTACCCTTCTCATCAACACTTACTAAGACCTCTTCTTCGTAATTAACAATACGAGGCACAAAAGTATTCTCCTTTTTCCAATAAACCTTACCTATAGAAGTTCCTCTTATCAATGCCTGTAGAACAAAAGTTATAAATTTTTCAAACACCCTGGTCTTTTCAAATTGATACGCAACCAATCTCTTTTTAGGAATTTCACCAGGCTTATCCTTTTCCTCAACACCCACAGCATCGAAGGGTGGATTAGTTGAAAATAAAGCAGCAACAATTCTAGCCAATAATGTTTTTATTGCCTTATAGGTAGCTGGAACAAAAACATTGGATTGCCAATCATATCTTCTTGATGAAGGTATAGAAAAATATTGGTCATCCCAATCTTCAAATTTCAAATATAATGGATTATAATAATTTTTTGATTCATTGTATCGAGCTACTACCCAATCAGCTACGGGGTCGCTTTTCAATACGGGAGTATCTTTCTTCTTTCTTGCCATTGTAACCTTCCCTATTTATAATCGGCATCTAGTTGTTCCGATTGTGGCTGTAATAGATGCCTCATTTTTCCAATATATTTTTTTGTTTCTGCTGGTGCATTTTCTAATCCAAATTCCTTTAGATTGCCAATTCCCCAATTATACCCAGCAATTAAATTATCCATCGTGATGGGAATACCATAATGCTTTAAATAACCTTTTAAAATTTCCAAATAATCCTTACCTGCCTGCAATGCCACATCTGGTTTAAACATATCTCTCTCAAATTTTAATTTTGAATATCTTTCTGGATAACGCACAGTTAAATCCTGCCAAGCGATAGGTGTAATCTGCGTAAGACCCCTAGCATTTGTTTCGGGATTAAATGCTTTAGGATTATTAGAACTTTCAATATCAATTAATGCACTCATAAATTCGTGGTCAAAATTCTCCATATTAACTCCTTGATTAACTATAAGTATGAGTAGTGCGATTATCCCAATCAACATCTATAGCCGATTGTATAAGGGTGGGTTTACTACTACTCCAAGTAAGTTTTTGAATAAACCATTTTTCGTCAGTTGTGGCTATTCCTCGTAAGGCTATCCCAACATAAATGGGGTCATCCCCCGCCTCATAATCTATACGTGTCTGATAGTTACCAGCGATAGTAAAAACTTTTTGTGCCCTGGCGTGTATTTCACTCATCTTCTACGCCTTCTTCTACGTTTTCTATTAGGTTTACTCTTTGGGGGTTTTCCCGTTTTAAGACTTAATCCAGTCTGATGCTGTGCAATCTTAACTGCTGAAGTAGTGGAATATCCCTTTCTTTTTAATCTCTCATATAATCTATGAACCTTCGTTCCTTTTGGCATAACTAACTCCTGGTTGGTTTGAAACTCATCTTACTTATAACTTCACTCTCAGTCATAGAAACATATCTAGGGTCGCTAGCTGCGGTATATCTCATAGCATCCATAGCGTGGTCCAAGACTTTCTTGGGTTTCTCTTTCAAATTTTGTTCTTCGGAATGATGCCTGAATGTATCCCAACGATAACGAACAATCTCTTTCTTGATAAATTCCAAATCATCAAAAATGAATAATTTTGCCCTGCCCGTCTTTGGGTTTAGATGTAAAAGTTGTTTAACAGCGTTTATACCATAAAGCACATCTTTATTGCCTGGCTGTGTCCAAATTCCATTCTTAGCGTATTCTTCCTTTACGGATTTAAGTTCTGGATGAGCGGGATTTCTATTGGCTGATGAAGGATCGATAACCGTGTAGGAAATATTCTGTAAACCTGTCTTGGCTTTTATATCTAGAGCAAAATCTTTGATAGTCTTATCCATCTCGTAGTATTCATCATAAATAAAATGTTCGTCTTCTGGAGATATAGCCCACCATATACAAGCAGTGGGATTATTCAAACCAGGATCAAGTCCCCGTATCTTTACCCAATGATGCGGTATGGTAAATCTTTTAACCAAATGGATATTCTTATCAAATTCCTTATAAACTAAACCAGCAAACTCAACAAAACGACCCTCTAACCTGGCTGTTTTTTCCTCATCGTAAAAGGATTTTTCAATCCTGCCTACTTCTTGACTATCAATATATGGATTATCTTTCGTCTTAGCTACAAAACATTCAATATCCTCATTGCTTCCATCAAGCCAGGGTTCATATACTTCATCATAAACCCAGGTCATTCCGTGCAGGGGTGTCATAGCAATAATAATATCTCCCTTGGTGGAAACTATCCTCATTATGCATTCCTGATAGACATTCCATTTGGGTTCTTCATCAAATGCAATTACGTGCTTTGCAGTGCCCTGAAACTTCTCCCACCCAGAATCAACGGATTTAAAACCTATAGTAGAACCATTAGTTAATTCAACTATCCTATCTGTCTCTCTCCAACTTTTAAGATAGCCAGAACCTAATAACTTTCTAATCATGGGTTGAACAACATCACGGGAAGAAGGAAAATCCAAACTAACCACCCATATATCTACGGGAACTTTTATTGTTTTGTAAGGATGTAACCCCGTAGCATACCAAAGAACCTCCTGTAACAAAGCTCTAGTCTTGCCCGACCTATTACCTCCGAAGAAAGCTCTAATCCTAGCATCGGATTGGTGAAACTTACGCTGAACAGAATGGGGAATATACAGCAGAAATGGATTGCGTTCTAATCTATCGAGATATTCTCTCTTGCTATCTTCTGGTAAATTATCAAGCCAATCGTGTATTTGTTTTGTTAACTCCATAGTATATAGTTAACGTGTGTTAACCTTACGGTCTGGACATTCCTCCACCAAATGTCCCCTTGCCACGTTCTAATTCAGACATCTTTTTAAAAAACGTGGGTGGTCTCTTTCCGAATGTTTCTCCAATTTTCCAGAGTTTGTTGTTTCTTGTTCTATTCTTACCCTTATCCTTTGCCATTACTCATTACCTCCTATAAAATCGTCAGGGTGCATACTCCCTATCTGTTTCTTCCAACCAACCTTTACAAATTCAAGTCCTCCTGATTCGTGGTAATAATCAACATACATATCCCTGGGGATTACGCCCTTGATTAGTTCTGATAGATACTTCATTTTGTTGATTTTGTTTTTCATACTTTTGCCCCATATTTCGATTCTAAGACACGATTTTTAGTTCAGCATCCCATAATCATATCCTTGCTTGTTTTTTATAGCATCTTTGAAATATGACCCCATTCTGTGCGATTAAAGGGTATTGTGGTGCCATTTTTTTCGTTTTGGTATCAAGAAATTACCTTGACTGAGATTTTTGAGACTTTTGTGTATTAAATGGGGGTGTCTGCGACTAGTTTGTTTGTGCCAGCTTTTAAACAAGCGGTAGTCCAAGCTAATTCTTTTTTGCAGGACAGACAAATCATATAAGACCCATACATCAATCTGGTTAGTTCACAACCAACCCTATTTTTATTACAGTATTTACAGAAGTCGATTTGCATTGTTTTTTTCTCCTGCCAAATACAATTATTGTTTGAGCATAAGTATTATTATATTATGTATCACGCCTCTGCCCCCATCCCCAGCCCCTCAAAATATCAACAAAATACTTTTTCCAAGCTAAAAAAAGTAATTTAAACTCAATCTTTATTGCGATCCATAGCTTACTCATAGGTCATATAATTGATATTATGTTAACTATGACTTCCTTACGTTTACTTCTATTTACTTCTCTTTACTATTTTCTGGGGATAACTCTGTGGATAAATCCTCTGTCGGAACAATGTCAATTATCTTTTTCATTATTTGTTGATCCACTTCTTCACTTGGTTGTTGGTCTTGATTTATTTGTATAACTTGTTGGATGAGAGGTTGTTGAGTGTAATGCCCTGACATTTCGAGCATTGTCTTTTGTTGCATAAATTTGCCCGATAAAGCATCTCTCCTCATACGCTTAATTACAGGCAAACTACAAGCCAAGCTTTCACTAAGTCCCCGTATGTGTAACGCCTTAACAAAATTCGGATTACGTAAGTAAGAGTAAAAAGTTTTCTCCGAGATTCCCGCTAATTTCGCTTTCTCCTTATTAATCTTATTCACATATTCAGGATCACTTAATACATTTAGTAATGATAATTGTTTTTTATTTAATTTAAAATCTAATATAGTATTAGTATTATTAGTTAATTTATTATCTCTATTAATATTTTTATTAGTATTATTAATAGATTTATTATCTTTATTAATATTATTATTAGTATTATTATTAGATTTATTAGTAATACTATTATTACTATCTATATTTATATTATTATCTTTATTTGTATTTAATTTATTATTCATATATATTTATAATTATAATTACCTTTATAATGGCGGTGTTAACATTAATAGAGGTTTTGCGGATTGAAGCTCGATCTATACCAATAACGTATGCTTTGGGAATTTATACCCCTCATTTATATACGCAAAATGTTGATTTTATTGTTGTTGATAGGTTTTAAAAATTGATTAAAAAAAATATTTTTAATTAATGGGAATTTTTAGAACATTGTCAGCGAGGAGAGTTTTTGCTGATTTTAGATGTTTTTACAAAGATAAGATTTTTTATTAAAAACACTTGACAGAATAACTTAATTATGTTAATCTTGAATTATGAAGATTAAACAAACAATATATATTGATGAGAAAATTGCCAAAGAGCTTAAAATTATGGCTATCAAAAAAGATATTAGCTTTGGTGATCTTGCAGAAAAGTATATTTTAAAAGGTTTACAGAATGAAAAAAAAGATGATTAGATTTTTTTTAACTATGTTGACAGAAAAACGGAATAGATTAAAAATTTAATAGCTCTTTGATAAGACCAGAAACCGAGAATCCAAGAGTTAGACGGATTGAGAAAACTCGTTAAAAAGCCAAAGGTTTAAATGCGGTTATGCAGGAAGGAAGAATATGAAAATGAAAATTACAAAGGTGACCAAAAAGTATTTTGAGACCGAAGGGGAGAGGGTTTATTTCTTTGAGCCTTTAGATGAGGACATGACTGTT